TCCTGTAATGACATTATCTTTAAACATAATGTCTGAGTCTTTCTCAAGAGCAGACTCCTCTCCATTTCTTTCAACAGAAGTTACACCTTCTTGTTTTACCACGCTACCAATTGCAGCTGCATAAAGCAATTGTGGTATGAATAGTAATAATATACTAAGGCGTAATAATAACATCTACATCTGAACTGGACGCACCAGTAAATTTCATGTTAACTATTGAATCAACAGCACCACTTTGATTTACTGTAATATCACTACCAGCAAATGAACCATCAATATCTAAAATAGTATCGTGATTTCCAGCGCCTGTATGGTCTATATCTATGTCAACATCACCACTATTCGTATCCATAGTAATGGTTGTTGTCTTTTTATCTGTCGTAGATGTATCAGTAGAGTTTTCTGTAAGATTAAGGTCAATATCATTACCCTTTAAAGTTACATCTATATCAGCATAATCACCACCGCCTGATACAGTTCCTATGGTATAAACAGATGTTCCACCATCACTAGAGCCACTATTGGTTCTAGATTCTATAACACTAGTATTGACACTAAGGTCTCCAGTAGCACCAATGTTTAAAGTATAATCAACACCAGCACCCTGAGAGGTCAAACTCAATTCCTCACCACCAGAGCCACGAGCTCCATCACCAGTAATGTAAACATCACCCATTATTTCAGAGGTGCCATCTACATCAATGATAATATCTAAATTATCACCAACGATTTGAGTTTTATCACTTGAAGTACCGATAAAACTTCCATCTCCATCTAAAGTGATATCTAAATCTAAACCACTACCAGATTGTTCGATATATATCGAATTTTGAGCATGAGTCACACTTGCCATAATAAACATAATAAACACAAGTATGATTGTTTTCATTTCTTTTTCCCTTCTATCTTCGAGTTCTCATAATCACTTATCTCCTCTTTACAATGTTCTCTTTGTAAAGCTTCATGCAAATCATAATCACAAGGTAGTTTAGGAACTGTATGAACAGCTTTAAATTCCCATAAACCTTTTCTCTCACCCTCATAAATCAATTCCATAACGGCAGCATCTATTGCTTTTCTTACTGCATAAGTTGCTGATTCATTTTCTGTATATCCCACTTCCGTTTCTAATAACTTTGTTCCAGCATCTAAAAATTTAAATACTGTTGCAGATTGTTGAGCACTCCATATTGTTTTTTCTGTACTAATTGCAAGTAATACCTCTCCAGTTTGTACAGATATTAATCTTATACCTATTGATACGGTGTCTTCCCTAAATTGAGATGATGCACCGATACCCAACATTCTTGCACCCAAACCACCAGTTTGAGTATTTGTATCGTAACCTACGATACCACCTTCTATTAAAACCCCAGCAAACAACAATGGTTTAATTGTTTCTTTATCACCATATGTTTCTCTTGTTTGTCTTATTATCTGTCTTTCTTTAATTAGGTTTTCAAGAGCTCCTCTTTCTACTACTTGAAACCATTCTCCTTTACCAGCATTTTTCAATGACTGGATTAACCAAATATGTCCACCCTGTGTTACAGCAGTACTTATTAATGCCATACTTTCAGAAGGTTTTCTCTGCCCTGTCAAATCCGTAAAGGAATACACAGCAATCGGCACCTTCATCTTTGGTGGCGTTATTTGTTCTAGTTTCTTAATGAATATTTTAGGTTGAATTGTTGGGGGGTCTAAAGGTATAGTTGAACACCCAACTATCAGACTAAAACTGGAAATCATTAAGAGGTAAAGTAATTGTTTCATTACCGTCTGGCCCATCTATTTGTAATACTACTTGGTCTGCTGCTAAATCTTTCGTATACGTCATTGTTGTACCATTAAATGTCATTGTTCCACTACATGATGTTCCACCACCAGCATCAGCGTGTAATGTTTGTGTATCATTTGTTGTTGATGCACCACCTTCCATTACTTCTGCTGTCGGTGCTACCGCTGTACCAGCATCATTGTAATGTGTTCCACACGCTTCTCCAAACATAGCATCTGCTAATTGTTTTGAAAATTCTGCATATATTCTTGATTCAAAGTTATCTAAGAATTTTCTAAAGTTTGTATTTCTTTTTGCTGAAAGTTCTTTTTCTTCAGCAGCTATTTTTTTTGCTTTTATCTCTGCTTTTCTTGTAAACTCTTGATTTTCTATTGTCAAGAAATGGGCACTTGTACCCACACCACTAAATGATGGTGATTTAAATTTATGCACTAAATCTCCAGCAGTAGTTTCTTTACACCACCATAGTACAAGAATAGTACTTAAAAATAAAACGCCAACAATTTTACTCGCTAGATTGTTCATCTTCTTTCTTCTCCTGTTTATTCAATTCTATAATCGTGTTTATCTTCTGGTCTAACCTTATCATATCGTTATCCAACATTCGTATTCTATCAATCAAGGCAATCAATGTTTTCATTGCATTACCAAGTGTAGGCAAAATCTCAGTTGTTACGAATTTCCAAATGTAATATATGAAATATGACATGCCAACAGCGACTACTGTGGGTACACCATATTGGTTTACCAAATCAACTATCTCTTGCATCAATCTTTCCTTGCGTCTTCTTTACCATCGGCTGCAGATATTCTTCGTACATCTGGTTTCACACCCAATGTGTGACAGATTAATGCATCAAGTCTGACTATTTCATTGTTCATAGTCTTTACTCTATTATCAAGAGCTGATATCATACCGTTTAGTGTTTTAGCACTATTTACCACAGAATTCAGTATATATTTCAACAACATGATAATGAAAAATCCACCACCTATTACAGCTGCAATGGAAAAACCTAAGTCTGCAATTAATTTAAATGCTTCCATAGACTTTCTCCCATACTTTTCTCTTTAAGTATTTAGGTAAGTCAAAATATTGACTCTGTGTATTTATTTGACTTTTGTATTGGTGTGAAGTTTGACAAAGTACTCTGCGTCTACTAGTACTAGGGGTTTGTGGTTGTTTCTTTTGAGGACTACTATAGGTTCATAGTCTTTTGAGTTTTCTTCTGCTTGTTTGTAAGATTCCCAAATATTGATTTTTTCTTGATTTTTACATTCGACAGAATATGGGAATGATTCTCTAGCAGCCCTTGCCATTATCAAATCTTCTCCACCAGCACCCATAGAACGACTCTCTATATCTTCTGGGTGTATGTTTAGTTTTTCTACAAGTATATCACGAATCCATTGTTGAAGTCGTCTACCTTTTGCTTTAGCTGATTGTGTCTTCATAATCTATTATATTTCCATCTTCTTCAGATATAGGCTCCCCACAAAAGGGACAGTATTCTATTTCATAATAATCTTCGTCCATGTTGTGTTTCACGTCAAATTCTGCTTCACATGATTCACAAACTACTTTCTTCCTAATTGCCATACGCACTATCCCACGAACCAGTTAATCCAGCAACCTCATATTCTGTAACTCTGTTTTCAAAGAAGTTAGTGTGGTCGGCACCATTCAGAATCCATTCTAGCCATGGTAGAGGATTGTTTTTTACTTTGAAAGTAGTTTTCAATCCAAGTTGCAATAACCTTCTATCAGTTATGTATCTTATATAGGTCTTTACTTCTTCCATAGTTAGACCTTCTATTTCACCCATTGCATATGCAAGTTGAATAAATTTATCTTCTAACTTAACCACATTTTTTGCCATGACATAAATTTCTTTTTTAAATTCATTGTCAACTAACTTTGGGTGTTCAGCAACAAATGCTTTAAATAATCTTGAGTTACCCTCAACGTGCATAGACTCATCACGAATACTCCACTCAACAACTTTACCCATACCTTTCATCTTACCAACCCTTTGGAAGTTTAGTAACATAACAAAGGAAGCAAACAATGCAACACCTTCGTTGAATACAGATTTTGCAAGTGCAAGTGCAAGACCTCTTTGTGTAGTAATATCTGCTTTTTGCATAAACTCAATCTTGTCTGTCATTTCTTTGTATTCTAAAAATGCATGATATTCTGAGTCTGGTAATCCTAGTGTATCATTTAACAATGCATAAGCTCTTTGATGCACACCCTCACGGTTTGCAAATGAACCTAACATATTTCTGATTTCGTTGTTTTTAAATTTAGGAATAAACTGGTCGTAATAGTTTTGACCTACTGCAACATCTGACTGTGTAAACAATCTTAATATGTTTGTAATGTAATCTTTTTCTATAGGAGTAACTTTATTAGTTTTCCAATCACTTACATCTTCTCCTAAGTCAATTTCATCTTCTATCCAATGTGCCTTCTCATGTCTTACTGTAAGGTCTACAGCCCATGAATAGTAAAAGGGTTTGTAGGTTTCAGATGCAACTGTAAGTCCACCACCACGAGCCTTTAATATCTTGTCTTGTAATTTTATGAGTTCTGAATATCCACCAACTCTTTCATTGTTAAAGAATATTTGGGGTACAGAATTAATACCAGGCTGTCTACCAATACCTAGTTGTTCTGTAACATTATTAATTCTTTGATAAAATGCAAGACGCTCATCTTCATCATTCATTAAATGTTCTGTATAATCTATACTGTGTTCGTTAAACCATTGTTTCGCTTGTGTGCAAAAGGGACAGTCCGCCTTCGTGTAAATTTGAATATCTAACATTATTATATACCTCTACTTCTTTGGTTTGTAAAATTCAGACTCTTCATCTGTATATGGCCAATGGCTCATAATTTTTTCCCCCTATCCTTGACAAGCTATGCACTCATCTTCTTCCTTTTGAATGTCTGTAAGGTCTGTTAATTTATTCAGTTCGACCTTCTCAGCAACATTTTCTGCACGATTTGATGTTTCAGTTCTTAGATAATATAATCCTTTACATTCTTCTTTCCATGCTTTGAAATGAACTTCATGCAAGTATTTCTTAGATGCACCTGCTGGAAAATATACATTGAGAGATTGTCCTTGACAAAGATATTTTTGTCTATCTCCTGCTAACTGTACTATTACATTTTGATTTATTTCTATTGCAGTTTTAAATACTTTTTTAAGTTCATCTGATAGAAACTCTAGATGTTGAACAGAACCACCGTTGGTGATAATAGAAGTCCACACTTCTGGAGTCTCCATGTTTACTTTTTCTAGTTCCTCTTTCAGATATCTATTCTTGATAAGATGAGAACCAGCCCTTGTCCTATGCGTATATGCGTTTGCTTTATGAGGTTCAATTGAAGGGGAACAACTGACAATCATAGAACTATTTGCATTAGGAGCAATCGCAAGTAGATGTGAATTTCTTTTTCCAGTACCTTCCATATCTGGAGCTTCACCTCTTTCTTTTGCGAGTAATTCAGTTTCTTCAACAGCATAGTCTTTTATCTGTTTGAAGATTGCTTTGTTAATTGATATTGCTAGACCAGATTCAAAAGGAATTCTGTGTTGTTGTAGATACGAATGGAAACCCATTGCACCTAATCCTAATGACCTCTCTTGTTGTGCAGAATATTTTGCACGACTTATTTCATCTCCAGCATGGTCTATAAAGAATTGTAACACATTATCTAAATAACGTGTCAAATCTCTTACTAAAGATGTGTCTTTCCATTCATCATACTTTTCTAAATTGAGTGAGGATAGACAACACACAGCTGTTCTATCTTCGTTTGTAGGTAAATGGATTTCATTACATAGGTTAGACCCATGTATTTTTAAACCTTTTTTCTTTAACGATTCTGGTAAATAACGATTTGCTGTATCAATAAAATTGATATAAGGTTCACCAGTTCTAAATCTTGTTTCTAGAACTAACTCCCATAGTTTCCTTGCAGACATTGTTTCTCTTACACTCTTGTCATTTGGGTCTAGTAAGTTCCAGTCTTTACCTTCCTCTACTGCTGTCATAAACTCATCTGTAACATTTACTGCATGATGAATGTTCAGACATTTTCTACCCACATCTCCAGTAGGTATTCTTATCTGTAGAAACTCCATAATGTCTGGGTGTGATATATTCATGTAAGCTGCATAAGAACCTTTGCGTGTTTTACCTTGTCTATATGCAATCATATCTGCGTCTACTGTGTGTAAAAATGGTATAGGGCCTGGTGCAATATCTGATACAGAGCGAACTGAAGACCAATGTCCACCTACTCCACCACCCTTAACTGACAACCACCGTAACTCTGCTGAATGGTCAATTAAACCCTCTAAACTGTCTGGTACATAAGTTAAGAAACATGAGATAGGTAATGCTTTAACCTTTTCTCTTGGTTTAGGTGCGTTAGATAAAACTGGTGATGCAAACATAAACCAACCTTTACTTGCACCATCATATATTCTTTGTGCGAGTTTCTTATCTCCATATGAATATGCATTTGCAGCTCTAGCAAATGCCATTTGTGGGGAAGTTTCGTCTGGTCTACAGTAGTATTCGGTTAGTAATTTTTCTGCTTGTTCTGAGAGAAGTTTATCTCTGTCTGTATCAATTTGGACTCCTAGATATGTTTGTATTTTCATTTATATTTACCTTCTTCCAATATATAAATTGGGTTTTAGCACGAATACCAGAAAAGGTATTCTTGCTGATTAATTCTTGTATATCTTGTTTTGTCTTTCCAGACAAAATCATCTCATTTATATCTTTTTCTTTTACTTCTTCTGGCCATAAAACAACTGAATAATCAGACTCAATAAACTTCTCAATTTGTTTCACAATCTCTTTGTTTCTAGGTTCATTATCTGGTATTAAAACCATATCACCATCACGTTTTATTCTTAAATCAGATTGTGCTGTTGCAACACAATTATCAAGAAAAAGACTGTCTAGTGGGCCTTCAGTAACATAAACTGTTTTGTTCCAGTCTACCCTATTCAGTCCGTATATCTTTTCTTTTTCTGGATTTAAAATAATGGTAATATACTTAGGTTCTTCTAATCCAAACGCTCTCCCTTGCAACGCAAACATTCTATTGTCTTCGTCAAAAAATGGTATCACTAGTCTGGGGTGGTCTTTCTCCAAACTAGAGAACTTATTCGGTACAATTTTATTAACCCAAGAGTAGAATTTAGGAGCAAAAAATAACTCAAAGTGTACGTTAGTAGGTATGAGTCTTTCTTCCACAAATCTTTTAACAGGGTGGTCATGTCTTAATGACGATACCTTCTTAATTGATTTGAGTGGGGAGGCTCCTTTCATAAAGTTAGGTTGTTTGAAGATGCCAATATCTGGTGCATCATCTGTCTTCTTGTACTTCTCCATTATATAGTCATTATAGATTTTTGAATCTACATATTTTAAAAAATTTTGTAAATTTGTACCTTTACCACAATTATGACATTTGTAGATAAAGTTTGCATCTTTTCTAAAGAAATAACCCCTAGCTTTAGTTTTATTCTTATGCGAATCGCCACAATACGGACAACGGAAGTTATAAAGGTAATCACCTTTTTTCTTAAATTGTTGTAATTGTGATGATACTAATAGTAAGTATTTTTGTTCTATATACATTTGACTAGTATAGTAGAAATAAAGTGTGATGTCAAGTAAAATTCATCATTTTATGTAAAACAAATCCAATCACAATAGAACCACCAATAAGAACGTGCCTCCATTTTTCAAGAACACCAACTCTTTTGTTGATATCATTGTGTAATTTCTGAATTGCCTCTGAGTGTTCTTTGTGTTGTCTTGTACCCTCAGCAAGTAATTCTTTTGTATTTGTTGTAATTCGTGAATGTAATTCTTTGATTTCGTGTGAGAATTCTGTGCGTCTTTGTTCTATTAAATCTTCAGCTGCAAAGACTGCTTCTTCTTGTGAATTAAGTTTTTCTTCGTGTACTGCTAACATTCTATGGATAGAGTTAGAAACGTCAGTAATTTTCACAATTGCTGTGTCCAACCGAGTATGAATAAGTTTCATATCAGCAACTTCTTTTTTAAGAAGTTCTACTTCTGTTTCCAACTCTGCCATAAAGACTACTCCTCTTTCCAAAGAGTCCATGCGCCATAGGCAATTGCGCCGTAGGCAGCATATTGTGCAAGACCACCAAATAATATTATGATGACTCCTACACCGATTAGAGCTGCACCATCAAGTGAGGTACGTTCTACTAATCTATCTTTTATCCAATCTATCATAGATAACTCCTAGTCAAAATCTTTTTGGTGTCTAAACAGCCAAAAGATAACAGCAACAGCGATTAGACCTACTAATCCACTATTACCCAGTTGAGTAATTATGCCAATGATGTTTCCTACAACATCACCACCGATAAAAGGTACTACTGAACCAAATAACATTTGCCAAACGATAGCTAATGTCAAGAACATAACACTAATGTGTGTAAGTCCTATAATCCATTTCCCTACATTTTCGATTGCTTTCATTTACTTTCTCCTTTTTTCTAACTTGGTTATTCTTGATTCTAAATCATCTATTTTTGCAGCAACTTTAGGATATTTTCGTTTCCATGCTATTCCTTCTTTGTCTAGCAAGTCAACTCCATATCTTTTTGCTGCCCAACCACATATCAGTTCAAATTGTTTATATCCCCAGATTCCAAGTTTAGTATCCTTGAGATATTTTGTAGAAGCTGCACCGAGCAAACTTCCTGCTATGTTAGATAATAACCATAACCACATCTAATCCACCCTTCGTTTTAAGTATTCAGAGTAAGAACCCATACTATGGTCTCTTATTCCGTCAAAGAGTTGGAATTTTTTGATGGCAGCCCAGCGACCTCTCCATTGGTCTTTAACTCGTTGCCAAATTGTTAACCGTCTTATATTACCATAAGTATTGATATATGTCAAGTCCCCATGATGGCGAAATCCCATAATCCAAAATGGTACGGAAGTTACTATGTCATTATTGTTCACATGACGATAGTGGTCTACCAGACAGTTATTCACAAACTCTGCACCACCAACTCTTGGAGAGCCGTAAGTGTAAAGTTGTGGAAACTTATCTTCTAATCTAGATGCACATATTGTTGCCATAGCTGCACCTAGTGAATGTCCACAGATATAAAGTTTTCTCTTACCGATTCGTTGTAAGGATACTGATACATCTGCCCAAAGTTTGTCTATTTCGTTTTTAAATCCATTATGAACCATTCCCTCAGTTCTGGATTTTCCTTTAAATGCATTTAGGTCTGCTTTAATATCAGAGAACTCTTTTGGTTCTGTACCTCTAAATGCAATAATTATAACATCTTTGTTTTGTGCTATATGACATTGAGCTCCCTCAACATCAAAGAATTTATATGTTGTAAATCCTATTTGTTTAAAATGTCTTTTTGCTCTAGTACCGTCATGGTATGCAAGTCTAGAACACTCTGCAAAGAAATATGATTTCCAGTTATCATCTGCAAAATCTAATTCTTTACACTTTTCAAAATATGAACTCATTTCTCTGTTTCCTCTATTTTTTCTTCTGGTTTATCTGTTACTGCCTTTTCGTAGTAAATTATAATTTCTTTTTGTTGTTGTATATATCTAAATATCTCAGCAAAGTTTAACGCAAAGTTTTCATAATCATGCACACTTATAGCATAAAAAACAAATGATTCATTTGTCTTTGAAAACCTTTCTTTAAATTCTTCATAATTATCCTCTGTTACAACATAGAATTCTACATCTGTCATATCAATAGGTTTAGGTTGATTTTGTAGAGGAATTCTCTTTTCGACTTCTACTGTTTGAACAACAATTTCTTTTTCTGGTTTTCTAAAGTAACTACAGTTAGTCAACAACAGGCAAAGCAGTAAGAGACTCAATCCTCTCAAATAATTTCTTAGTTCCATTATTTATCCTTTTCTCTATTAATCCTGGCTTCTTTATACTTAGACGAGTTAAATCATGTTTATGTAACTTCTTTCTTAAATCATCTCCGTATTCTTCAGCCTTATCTAGTTTCATTTGTAAGTCTTTATTTAAGGTTGCAAATTTCTCTTGACTTTCTTGCAAACTGTTAATAGTTAATTCATTTGTTTTTGCAACGGTTTCTAACTTCGCATTGTTTTGTTGTAGTGTTGCAATTCTTTGTTGTGTGTCTTGGTAATATGCATATGCACCATACACCACACCACCTAATAGTCCTACAACTATTATTAACATATAAATTTTAAGCATTATAATCATCCTTATTCATTAACATATATAGTTTTTCACCTAATAACTTTCCAGCAACATGGTCAGACAGATAATGAAATCCTGCCAGTACCCTTCCTATTCCACATTCTTTTGCAGCTTCTATTAATCCTTTTTCATGTTTGGGGAATTTGCCTATAACGTATTTTGCAACTAACATAGACTGTGCTGAATGTCCACTAGGGTACGACCTTGTGTTTGTGGTTTTACTATTTAGGGTTTTTATAGTGTTATCAACCTCTTTTGGACGCCTTCTATTGAATTTATTTTTAAAATGCATTATGATTGGGTTTGATTGTTTAATTATATCTCTAAACTCACCATCATGGAATTTTAGTCCATTTTCATCACAATATTTTTTAATCGCATAGAAAGGAACTTCATCATGGTCTTTAACTGATTGTTCGTTTTCTGGTGTTCTTGCCCTCATCATTTTTTTTAACTTTAATATCTCACTTACATCATCTGTAGGTGGATTTGGTAAAGTAATTTGGTCTACAGTATCATCTGTAAAAAACTTCATTTCTTTAATATAGTTTTCAAATGACATTTTAGTATTTGATGTTGAGAAGTTTCTTTTTCTCATTACAGTTTTTGCAATAAGTTCTAGTTCACCACCCTTAGTTTTGTTTAATACGAATGGCATATTGATATTAGTTTTCATATCATTGATAACAGCCTGTGCATCATCACCAAGTTTTGATATTTTTTTTCCATATTTTTTGTATGATTGTTTGAACAGACGTGTGAGTTCAGAAGGGGTGATTTGTTTGACATTTCTTGCATCATTGACTCTATCAAGGAAATGTCTTGTAAATTCTACATCAATACCGACAGCTGCAAATATCCTATCTGCATATCTTTCAATCTGGTCTAAATCAGATTTCTTTACTTTCTTTTTTTCATCTGCATTGAGGTCTGCGATAGGTTCGTATTGACCCATACCTGGCCCATAACTACTACCACCGTAAGGAAATAATGGATTGAGAGCATCTTGTGATGTAACCTCATCAAAATACTTAAAGGTTTTCATTTTGAAAACTCTACTTTCCTACCATCTTCATAATAGCATTTGCGGCCGCTGTAAATTGACCTTTTTTACCATTAATCATATTAGTAAGTTTTTTCTTGTTAGCAGGGTTTACTTTATCTAGAACTTGAACCATTGCAGATGCTGTAAATAAATCAACTTTCATAGTACCATCTTTAAATTTCATTGGTTTCATTGATTTACTTTTTACAATACTTCTCAATACATCTACATTGTCTTCTGCAAGTAAAGATTCAACATTAAAATCTGTTGCAGACTCTTTAACCTTTTCGGAAAACTTTGCTTGTTTTGCTGCTTCTCTTTTTGCACGGGCAGCTTCTAATTTAGCACGGTGTTCTTTATATGATTTAGAACGGGCATCTATTAATTTTCTTTTTTTCTTTTTCATACCAGTTGGGTTCATATCAACACCACTACCAGCACCAGCAAAGTTAGTTGGTGCATCTTCATCTACTGGACGCCCAGTATAAGCATTTACCTCTGTCCATTTAGCCATCTTTAATATCCTCCAAACTTACATATATTTTTTCTTGGGTTTTCATATGTATAACTGGAAATATCTCAACACCCAAAACTGTATCTACTGGTGGTTCGTCATCATATGCGATAACCTTATCACCTTTTTTAGCAGTTAATTCTTCTTCTTCTTTATTTAGTATATCGTTTTTTAGAACATATTCGCCTTTGGGTAAAACTTCCCCAAATCCTACAACTTCCTCTGATATTTCATTGTCTAACTCTATGTCATTCTCTTTGAGATACTTCATAAATTCTTTTTCAAACATATCTGGGTCATCAACATGTTCTTTAAATGTATCTTTTAGTAGGAACAATGCAGCAGCATATGTACCAACTTTAGTTCTAAGGCCAGGAACTTTATTAAATAATTTCTTTATATTGAAAACTAATTTGTGTAGGATTGTATATGAATTTTTTTGTTCACCTGTAGCAAGTTCTACAGCTGGTTTTGTTGACTTGGGTTTTCTAATACGATTACCTTTTTCATCTATAATACCAAGTTTAAATGCGTCAGTATCTTTAAAAGGTGTTGTTAGTAACCTTAGAAATCTGTATGTAACAAATAAGTCAATCGCTCTACCCATTATAGTTCCTTTAAAACTTTTAAGACTTTTTCATCTTCTTTTATATTTGGCAAATCATCTTCTCTAATCATATTGAGATATAGAGCAAATGATTTTAGAGCTGACCAATATTCTTCTTGTATTTTATATAATAATAAGGTTGCACATGCGTCAGCACCAAATACATTTAACAATACTATAAGATGATTTAGTAAAAGTCTTTCTTTAAGAACACCAGTATCATAATATTTTCGTAGGAGTCTTTTGATGTATTTAAATCTTTTTAAATCATCTTGAAATTCTTTTTCGCCTTCACATTGTGGATTGTCGTAATGTCTGATTGCAAACATAACAACATTCTCACTTGTAATTTTTTCATACATTATGCTATAGAAGCAAATACTCTACATGAATTATTAGTTGGCATCATTTCGTAGCTTATCTTTAAAGATAATCCACCCTCTACCATGTGTGATATGCCATCATCATCTAAAAATTCATCAAACGGAGTATTACTGTCTTTTCCAAAACGACCACCAAATTTACTCATTGGTAACTCGAATGAACCACTTTTACCTTCCATTGTAGGCACTTCTTTTGAAAAGGTGAAACCAATTCTTTCTAAACTAGCTCTTATGCGATTAACTGCATGCTCTGGAATTAAATATTCTTGATTACCAACTTGACCTACATAAGCACTCAATCTTTTTACGACTTCTGGATTACCAACGTCTGTGATGTTTACTCCATCATCAACTGCTTGGTCGTCAGTACTAGAACCTATACCTTCTTTTATAAAACCTTTAAATGTTTTCATTTCTTTTCCTCTGCTGCTTTAATTTTTTTTGTTGCAACTGCTTTTGATGTACCAGTCTTAGTCATTTTTTCGTGGGCTTCCTCAGCAGAAATAATCCCACTAGAATATTGTTTTAAAAACTTTTGCTGGAAATAATTCTTTCTTGGATATTTCCCTTTAAGAAGTTTAACTCCTTTATAATATTCGTCTGCCATGATAAACTCCAATCAGTTTGAGAGGGGGGTCGAAACCCCCCACTCGATAGTATAACCGATAAACGGAAACTAATCTTAGTCAGTTCCAGTTGTTTCGATTGGGCCTGTATCAGCAGATGCTAAGTGACCAGCTAATGCAACCCATGATGTTCCTGTCCACATTAAAGTAGCAGTATCACCAGCTGTTACAAAGTCAATATCTACAAAACCTTGTACGTCAGCAGGTGTAGTTTCAGTTGAGCCACCGTCTGTGTCGTGAACGATTATTTTGATTTGTCCTACAACTGTACCGTCAGCAAGTGTAGTTGCGTTAGTACCAGCAGTTTGTAACAATGTTAAAGCATGTGTTACAGATAATGCTGTTTGTGAACCGTCTGAAATATCTTCAACAGAGTTTGAGAACCCTATGAAAGATGGTAAGTTATTAATAAAGTTTGTTACAGAAACCTTTTTGTTGATTGGTGTACCAGTTGGGTCATCAACAACGTGTAAAAGGTCAGCACCAGCAACGCCTGTGCTTAAATCTGTAAGAGCGGTGATTTTTTTATCAGCCATTTCTTATCTCCGTATAAAAACCCCTTAATTGGGGAATGCTATTGTAGGTAAATTCCTACATCAAGAACCAGCAACAACATCTGCTGTAGTCTGGTTATCATCATGTAACTCTTTTAGCATACTCTCGCATTGTTGTTTTGCACCATGTAGTGCATTTAACTGTGCAACAGTATCTAATCTTTTTTTGTCAATCTCTTGAATTTGACCTTGTACTATGTTAATGTCACTTCCAAGAGCTTTGACACGTTCTTCTAAGTATTTATTATCAATCTTCATAATTATCACCTTTCTTAATTTATAATAAAGTTATTTATAATGTTTAACTAGCAGCAACAGTAACACCATTTAATACAGATGCTGTGCCTGAAGAACTACCAGCCTGTGTATAAACAGCAATGTCACTAGTATAATCTTCTGCAAGAATACCGTCATTTGCATTAGATGAAGAACCATCTGTACCGTTAAGTATGATTTTATCTTCGCCTTGGTCATCACTAGCACCTTGTTCTAGTAAACCAATGTAAACTTCGCTATCTCCACCAGTAAATGTTAGGTCTGTAATATCAGCAGTTCCAGTTGAACCAGCGATTGTAAAGTCAACACCTTCCATGTGAATTTCATCACCAGCATTAGCTGAACTTCCATTTGTGCCATTTAAGACAAGTTTATCGCCAGGCACATCTCTTGTACCTTCTTCTAACATTAATCCAAGAATTGAACCACCATCTTCTTCTGTTATATCAGCACTACCGTTGAAAAGAATTGCAGTACGACCTTCAGCAGCAGAATCTCCTACTCCACCACCATTAAATGCAAGGAAACCAGCAGCTGCGTTAGTTTGTAATAATCCTCTAAATACGATTTGGTTAGTTCCAGAACCAGAGTAGTATTGACATGCAACTGTGCTATCTTCTACCATATCTGTTGCTCCTAAACGAGATAATAGAATGTGTGCTTTATTAGTAACAGTTTGGTTTGCTGTACGAGCAGCAGATGTAACATCCACAGCTTCGTCAAATGTTACAGTAATATCAAATGTTCCTGTATCTGCAACTTCACCTTCTGTCCAACCAATTGAAACTGGTGTAGCAGAACCAAACACATCTGCTAAATTACGAATACAAACCAAAACTTCTGGTTGTGCATCTTTATTGTCATTACCTGAGTTTGGGTGCCCAGGCGATAGAGCCCAACCACCAGAAACAGCAATGGCATCTTGTCTTGAACCTGAAGACCCCTGAGCATTGGAATCGACTGGTAAAAACTTAGGTCGGCTATCTGCCGTTGTAACTTTTCCCCATAAACCCATATTTTTTCTCCTTATTAAATAAAATATACTTTTTAACTATTTATAATTATTTGAAACCCAATTTCTTGAGTTCTGCGAGAGTTTTACTGATACTAGTATGAACGATACCTATACCACCAGCACTTTCCCACTCTCTTATATTCTTAATATAATCATCAATAAGGACACTTGGTTTTCCGTCTTTAGTTTTAGCAAACGCTTTCTTTTCTTCACGTCTAACCAAATGTATTTTACTTCTAGGTACTCTAGTGTTTTTACCTAGCCACTTCATTTTTCCACCCTTACAACTGGGGTCTTTACCAGAGTATGCAGATAATATATGTGTATCGTATTTTGCAACCCTCTGATATAATTTCTTTGCTCCTGGCATCCAATCAAGGTTTTCCCAGAAACCCTTTGTTGAACATATTTTATCCCAACGAGTATTCCTATCTGCTGTTGCAAAAGGTTCACCCATCACTTGTTCAGCACCTTTAAGAAAATCAACCAAAACCATGTCCATATCACAGTACAATTCTGGTAAATCTTCTCTATTCACTTCATATAGTTCTTCTATATCCCTCATCTTTTCTCTTTCTTTATTATAGTCAAACTATATCATATTTTAAGTTGTTTGTCAAGTATTACTTGTCCTTTTTTTCCTCTAACTCTGGGTCAACTTTAACTTCTGTTGCTTTCTTACCAGTCATAGTTTTTTCAGTTTTAGGTTTCTTTTCTTCTTTTTTAGGGTCTTTTACAAAAGGATTCTTACCTTCGTCCATACCCCACATTTTAGCAAGTTGTTCACGCATATAGTTGTTTTTAGACTGCATTGCGTCTACTTGTTTCTCAAAATCTTCAACAGACTGGCCTGGAGTTTCTTCGATAGTGTGGTCACGTCTTTCTTTTGTACCAACCTCAAAGTTCTCTTTCTTTGTTTCTTTTGCCATAGCTTTTGATATTGCTTTACGTTTCTTGTGTAGGAATTCGTCAGATGAATCTGTATCCCCATCATTGTCAATATCTTTGTCTTTTCTGTCTTTAAACTTCTTCTTGACTGCATTTTTATCAACAGGGTCAAGGTCTTCTTGTTTTTTAGCAGCTTCTTGCCATAACCCTAAGATAGATTCTTCAAGACTGCCTTTCTTGGTTTCCATATATTTTGACATTTTATTCTCCCTTAGTGCCATGTAAAACTTTAGTCCAGAAGTCATTATTCATTGTAATAGAATTTTCTACAAAGTTACCGTAATTGATATCTTTTACATTCTTTACATCTTCTGGCATTTTACCATATTGTGTCGTAATTAATTCTTCACGAATTTCGTTTGGTATTGTTCTTCCTATTGGAACATATACCTGTGTTGATTCATCTAACTGACGAACCTTCACATCTATATTTTTTGATTTGAACCATTCTTGTACTTGTAGCTCATCTCTGTTTCTTTTTCTTTCAGTTTCCATTTCTTTTTTAGAACCTGTTTTTAGAACTTCACCAGTTGGTTTGTCAATGAGTTTTGCTTCTTTTACAACACTTCTAATATCATCATCTGTAATCTTAAACTTTTTGATTGCCTTTTCTTCTGCATCATCTTCATTTCTTGCATTGATTGTTTGAGAATATAGTTTGTTATTCTTTGCATAGTTCACTTGATATTTTGCTTCATCAAGTCCTTCCTCTTTATGGCCTGGTACATGTTTAGACATTATGTTAGTAATATCTTTACCAGCAACATAATCTGGTAACACTTTCTCTAATGACTTTCTGATATCTAATGATTTTGCTACGTCTTTTCTGAACTTATCTGCAAATGACCTCATGTTTTTATCTTTTTTCATATTTGAGTATACTTGTGCAATCTTCATTGCAAGTTCTTTCATTCTACCTTCATCAAGTGTTTCTTCTTCAACACTCTCTAATGCTTTTGCTCTTTTAGCACCATTGTAGAAATTCATTACATCTTTTATTTCTCTACCTATATCAGAACCTCTTTTTGCAGTAACAACTAATGTATTAGTTGTTAATGTAGTACTCACATCTACCTTATGACCTTTTTTCTCTAAGTCTTTCTTTGCTTTCATCATATCAGACTTATTTCTTCTATCAAACTCTACACTTGCTTTTTTCATCTCATTAAGTATTTGTGCGTTTTCTCTAACCTTTAATAATTGGTCAGCCATGTTTATTGCATATTTTCCC